TTGCAGAACTAAAAGAATCTGAAATGTTACAGAGTCGTTTGGGTAATCTAGCAACAATTGAACCTTATATTGGTAAGTTTTATTCTACAGAATATGTAAGGAAAAAGATCTTAAGACAAACAGATACTGAGATTATAGAAATTGATGAGCAAATTGAAGATGAGATTGAAAAGGGTGTATTACCTGATCCATCCCAGATAGACCCAATTACAGGTCAACCACTACCTCAAGAAGGAGAAATGGGTGAAGTTCCGACAGATCCTGACCTTGAAGCACAAGGTGAAGTGACCGATGCACAGGCACAGAAAGACGCTAGGAAAGCCGAGATATAAATAAATTATATAATTATAATATTTTTATGGAAGATAATGAATCTCAACCAACAAATGTGTTGGACATGATTGCCACTGATGCTAAACCAGCAGAAATCACAGATACATTGAAATCAATGATCTATGCTAAAGCTGGTGCAAAAGTTGATGGAATGAAGCAGTATGCAGCAGCAAGTTTATTTGGTCAAGAACCAGAAGAAACAGCAGCAGAACTTGAAACTGAAGTAGATCAAGAACCACAAGAGGAAGAAGATGCCTAGACTATTAGTTAAAGGTACAGAAGCAGCGATGGCTACCGCATCTGGTAGTGCATCAACATTTGGAAATGCAACTGTAGTTCGTATAGTGAATACAGCATCAAATGCTGATACTTTAGTAACTGTTGCAGAAAGTGCTGGTGGTACTGTAGTAGGAACCTTTACACTGATGAGGTCTGAAAGTGCATTGATTGAGAAGCAAAACACTCATGTAATCTTTGCTGCAGCAGTTACAGTAAAAGGCACAAAAGTAGGATACACAAACTAAGAAAATGAAATTAATTACCGAAGAAGTATCAAACGTCAAAATTATTACTGAAGGAAAAGGTAGTAAGAAAAGGATGTGTATTGAAGGTATATTCCTTCAAGGCGAAATTAAAAACCGCAATGGAAGAATGTATCCAATCGACACTCTTGATAGAGAGGTTGGTAGATATAATGAAAACTTTGTCGGTAAAGGAAGAGCATTAGGTGAACTTGGTCATCCTGATGGTCCTACAGTCAACTTAGATCGTGTATCACATAAGATTACTTCTCTTTGCAGAGAGGGTAATAATTTTATAGGTAGAGCAACCTTACTTTCAACTCCAATGGGTAAAATTGCATCATCATTAATTGATGAAGGTGTAAAACTCGGAGTATCTTCTCGTGGTGTTGGATCACTTAAAGAAGACATGCATGGTTGTAAAGTAGTTGGAGAAGATTTCCAACTAGCAACTGCTGCTGATATAGTAGCAGATCCTTCCGCACCAGACGCATTTGTGAATGGAATTATGGAAGGAAAAGAGTGGGTTTGGGAAGGTGGAATCCTTCGTGAACAACTCGCAGCAAAGACCGAAAAGCGTATTAATACACTTGTCGATCAAAATAAACTCGAAGAGTACAAGTTGAACTTATTTAATGATTTCTTATCAAATCTATAAGTTCTATAAATAATATCAGATTTTACAAAATCAATTAGCCCTTGGTAGCAATTTACAAAAAATGGATAACGTAGTAACCAAAAACGCCAAGCCCGCAGAACCAATGGTTTCTGGCGGTGCACCATATGAGGATCTAGGTGGACCTACACCTACGAACTCAAAACCAGACGACAACTCTAATATGTTAAAGATTCCTGAACTGGCATCAGTTAAGGACATCGTTAACTCAAAAGCAAAACCAGCAGAACCAATGCCTAAATCAGTGATGGCAGGTAATGAACTGGAAGGAGATGTTGTTGCTGAAGATGAGGCTCCTGCAACTGATGAAGTTGTAGCAGAACAGGAAACTACTACAGACGAAGTAGTTGCTGAAGAGGAAACAACTGAAGAAGAAGTTGTTGCTGAAGAAGAGGACATGACTGTTGACGTTGAGCAAGACGTACAGGCACTCTTTGAAGGCGAAGAACTTTCTGAAGAGTTCCAAACTAAGGCAAGAACAATTTTTGAAGCTGCAATTAAAGAAAAAGTTTCAGAAATTAAAGAGAATTTGCAGACCGCATACGAGCAAGCACTTGTTGAAGAGGTGGCAGGCGTAAGAGATGAGTTAACAGAAAGAGTTGACGCATATCTTGAGTACGTTGCCGATGAGTGGATTCAAGAGAATCAATTGCAAGTAGAAGCAGGTCTCAAAACAGAAATGACTGAATCCTTCCTAGAAGGTATGAAGTCGTTATTTGAAGAACATTATGTATCCGTCCCTGAAGACAAATATGATGTGCTAGAAAGCATGGTAGATAAACTTGATGAAATGGAGAGTAAACTCAACGAGCAAATTGAAAGAAATGTTGCTCTAAATCAAAGACTTGCAGAGTCTACTTCTGATGTCATCTTAGCAGATGTTAGTGAAGGTCTTGCACTTTCCCAGAAGGAGAAACTCGCTTCTCTTGCCTCAAATGTTGAGTTTGAAAGTGAAACAGACTATCGTGGAAAACTAGAAAAGTTGAAGGAATCTTATTTCCCATCCAACAAAACAACTAGTTCTCCAAGTGCTCACTCAGAAACCATATCTGAGGGAACTGCAGTAGACAGTTCTAAAACAGTTTCTTCCAGAATGGAAGCCTATATGCAAACTCTGGGTAGAGTTGCTAAAAAGTGATTTTTAAATCATAAATTCAAACTTACTTAATCAAAAGGTAAAACAAACAAATGCAAATGCCAAGCAATCAGGTTTTGCAGGAGAAGTGGGGACCCCTTCTAGAATATGAAGGTATAGACCCAATCAAAGATGCACACCGTAAGGCGGTTACTGCACAACTCCTAGAAAACCAAGAAGTCGCACTCCGTGAAGAGAAGGAATTCCTTCATGAAGCTGCTCCAACTAACTCAGTTGGAAACGGAGGTTTCACCTCTTCAGGTGGTCAAACAGTCGCAGGTTTCGACCCTGTATTGATCTCCTTAATCCGTCGTGCTATGCCTAACTTGGTCGCTTATGACCTAGCAGGTGTACAACCAATGACTGGACCTACTGGACTCATCTTCGCAATGAGATCTAGATTCACTAGTCAGGACGGAACAGAAGCATTATTCAACGAACCAGAAACATCGTTCTCCTCACAGAACAACAGCAGTAACCTAACAGCAGGTATGACTGGTGGTGCGGTTGGTTTCGGTACAACTGGTGGTACTGGTTTAACAGGTGCTTCAAACCCAGCTGCTCTTAACCCAGAAGGTTCTCAGTCTGCAACAACCTATCCTGTTGGACAAGGTATGCGTACTGATAACGCTGAGGCAATGGGCGATGCTACTGCTAATGCTTTCAACGAGATGGCATTCAGCATCGAGAAAGTTACTGTGACTGCGAAGTCCAGAGCTCTCAAAGCTGAGTACTCACTAGAACTAGCTCAAGATCTTAAAGCAATCCACGGATTGAATGCTGAAGCAGAACTTGCAAACATTCTTTCAACAGAGATTCTTGCAGAGATCAACAGAGAAGTTATCAGAACAATCTATAAGGTTGCTGAGTCTGGTGCACAAACAAACGTTGCAACAGCAGGTGCTTTCGACTTAGACACAGATTCCAACGGAAGATGGTCAGTTGAGAAGTTCAAAGGTTTGATCTTCCAAATCGAAAGAGATGCTAACGCAATCGCACAAAGAACTCGTCGTGGAAAGGGTAACATGATCCTATGTTCCGCAGACGTTGCTTCAGCATTAACAATGGCTGGTGTACTTGATTACACTCCTGCACTTAATGCAAACTTAAACGTAGATGATACAGGAAATACATTTGCTGGTGTTCTTGCTGGTAAGTTCCGTGTATACATTGATCCATTTGCTGCTAACTTAGCTGCTGATCAGTACTACGTTGCAGGTTACAAAGGAACATCTCCTTACGACGCTGGACTGTTCTACTGCCCATATGTACCATTACAGATGGTAAGAGCAGTTGGTCAGGACACATTCCAACCAAAAATCGGGTTTAAGACTCGTTATGGTATGGTCGCTAACCCATTCGCAGAAGGA